AAAAATCTTGTCAACACAGGACTAGTGGCTGTAGGTGATAAGAATAAGAGAAGTATGACTATAGAAGAAGAGATGGAAGAAGCTCTTAACGAAGTAGATAAACTACAGAAAGCAGAGCCATTAAAGTATGGACAGTCTGTGTGGAAACGATTACTTGTTTCATCCCCAGCTACAACCATGATTAACGTTGCTGGTTTTTCTCAGTACTACGTAGGTCAGACTATGGCTGACTTCCTTAACTCTGGTATGTTAGGTATGAAAGCTATGGCTCAGGCTCTGTATGATCCTACAGCAGCTAGAGAAACAATGAGACAAGCACGTGCATTGACTATGATGCAAGCTCAAAAGATGCGTAACTTAGTAGACCCATACACTACACATGATGCATATCTAAAGTTCTTAGACGAGAATGAGAGCGCACGTAAGAGCTTGTTTGAAACTATGGCAGGTGGCGTAGAAGCTACAGCAGAAAGATACAACATCAACCCTAACAACAGGTTCTTCAAGAACGTAGAGGCTGCAGCTACAGCAGCAAGCCAAGTGACAGGTGTACGTATACAGGACAGCTTTACAAAGTCTCAGATGTTTATGAATGAGATGGATAAGTATCTTAGACTAAACAAGAACATGACATTGAAAGAAGCGATAACACAGGGTGATGGTTTCGTTGATGATGAGATAGTTCAGGGTGCTTTAGATAGCACACTTAAGTCAGTATTTGCTAAGGACTATACAACTACAGAGCAGCCTGAACTACTAAGATCAGCAGCTAAGTTTGCTGAAACATTTTCGAACACTCCAGGTTTAGGTACGCTACTACCGTTTGGTAGGTTCTTCAATAACGTTGTAGCTACAGCTTATCAGTGGTCACCACTAGCTGCACCTCAACAGTTCTACAAGTTTGCTAAGAACTTATACACAAAAGAGCCAGAGGTTACAGACATGGATGCGTTTGCTCGTATGCTTGTAGGTAGTACTGCTCTACGTCTGTCTATGGACTACGACAACGAGAGACAGAAGCAAGGCTTAGGTGTGTATGAGGTAGACGTAGGCGGTGGTACTATTGTTGACGCTAAGAACACGTTCCCATTCTCTCTATGGTTAGCATCAGGACGTGTGCTAAACAACATAAGAAACGGTGAGCAAGTTCCACCAGAGTTACAGCAAGAGCTAGGCACACAGTTAGTTGTAGGTCAGCTTGCACGTGACGCACAGTTTGCTAACGACATTAACAATCTACTAGATGTATTGACTAACGTAGACGAAGGAGCAAGAGCAGCAAGTGTAGATGGTTTCTACAAAGTAGGTGGTAACTTTATCTCAGGTTTCACTCGTCCACTAGACGCTATTAACAAGACCATAGGCTTTGCTATGGGTACAGATGGTGCTAAAGATGTGCGTCAAGCAGATGGTGCAAATGTATTTACTCAGTCTGCAACAAAGTATGTAGACAATATAATAGAAGCCTTTGTTGACAAGACAGATAGCATTACTGGAGAAGACTTAGAGGTTGCTACTAGGTCAGGAGAGATATACGATCCTAATCCTTTTGCACGTATCTTTGGTATAACTGTAAAACCTGGAAGAACAGCCACAGAAAAAGTATACTCTATGGCAGAGATGCAACCTTGGACAGCTAATGAAAGAAGCAAGATACCTGCTTACGACAAAGCGTTTAATGGTTTAGTTGCACCAATGCTTGAGGTATATACACAGGAACTGTTGAATGATCCTAGATTTAAACAAGCTACACTTACACAGCAGCGTGGCATGTTAAAGAAAAGACTATCAGATGTGAGAAAGATAGTAAGAGATAGGATGGAGAAAGGTTATACTGGTGGTCAGAACACTGTCCTACGTAGAGCAGCTAAAGCAGCACAGAAGTATAACAAAGAAACAACAAGGGAAGCTCTCAAGTTAATGAAAGAACAGATGGGTATAACTGGATCGCTAGAAGATCTAACCTTTAGAGAGCTTGAAATGTTTATGATGTATGCTGATTATATAGAAGGCATACAAGAAGAAGTAGGCAGACTATAAAAGAAGGGGCGCACTAAGCGCCCTTTTTTAATTCTACGGTTATGTTGTTCAGTATAGTTTTAGCAAGTTCTATATCTAACTTGAACCATTCACCTCTTGTTTCTTTTGCCATTTTAGTTGCTGCCTTATGCGCCTCTGCTTCAGCAGCACGTCTGTTGTTTGTCACAACTACGTGTTCTATTTTGTAGTCTCTGAAAGGGCTGCTAGTCTGATAGCCATTACACCTATCGTCAGCATCAATAGCCATACCTATCTTGACCCACTCAGGCCAAGCAGGATTAGTTATGGCATATACATACCCTTCTTTAATAGAGTCTAACTTATACGTACCATCAAAGGCTGCATCACTAAAAGTTTTGTAGCGTCCAGGTTTGTGTAGTGGATGTGACTTTGGTATGTACTTACCATTTACAAACATCTGTAAAGGATTACGTTTAGTGTCTTTGGATCTTGTAACACGATATTTTATATTAAAACAAGAGAGACACATTTTAAAACCGTTGCGTTTTCTCCAGTAAGCATTCCAGTTACTTTCATTTAACTCTACATTACACTGTCTACAACAAGCCATTCTATACCTCCTGTGGTATCTGAGTACACCATACCCAGTATTCTGCATTGGACATATACTCAGGTCTAGTAGCATCTAATATGCCTCTACGTACTACCACCGCTTCTTGACATTCATCCAAGCTAGGATAAAACTTTTGATCACTCATTACTGTGGATTGACCGTTGAACATAAAAGCTGCTACTAAAACCCAAGTCATATTCTATTCCTTTTCTTCTGTGTACTGATCAACCTTATCGCTGACCCAAGGTGACACCTTATCTACGATGTCGTTGGCTACAATAAATAGCATTAATGCACCGATAATAGCTTCCATATTTAACTCCTATGTTATATCGACTACTTCACACACGTCACCAGAGCAAGCAAATGTTTGACTCGACTTCGTGTTATCTTCTTGTTCATACTCTGAAAGTAAACCCCAGTCAATCTTTTTCGGCATGGTGCTGAGTAATTCTTCATACTCTTCCTTGCTGCAATCTTGATAAGGAGCTTGCTGATAGGTATGATCTGAGTGTGGTAGAAAAGATACACCTGACATTTCATCAAAGTGTTTATAAACGAATGCCCCCACATCTAGCCACTCGTCATCTCGTACTGATATCGTTACGCTAGGTTTATGTTCACACCAATGACGTTGGTATGTAAGCCATGTTTCTAGCTGCTCAATAGCAGTCATATCGTTACGTGTTACAGCATCCTCTGGCGATTTAACAGGGAAGCTGAACACAGTTGTAGTGTCGCTCTTAAATACACAAGGCTCATTAGGGATACCTTGATCAATCATGAACTGTGTAAGAGGGTCTTTATTATCACCTCGTACAGTACGGATGTAATATGGAGAGTGACGAGCATGTATACCACTGGCACTGTCCACCAACTGCGAGACAGTACCCGAAGGTTTGACGCAGGTAATAGCAGCAGACTGAGGTATACCAAGCAGGTCAGCATATTCATGATTAGTAGCCACTGCGACATTCCGTAAGTTATCAAGTGTCTTCTCCAAGTTAGAATTAACTGCAGTCATCAATGGGTTGTCCATGATACCTGTTAGTGATACACCTAAGAGTCTTTCTTCTTCTGTGTTTCTTTGCCAGACTTTACGTAGGTATGGAAATCTGGTGTAGGAAGATTGAATAGTGCCAAGGATCGTTGCCACTTTAACTTTACGCTTGAGATCATCATATGTATCCGTTGCCCTAACGACAACCTCTGTAAGATTGCAGAACTGATACGGTCTAAGTATGATCTCGCTGCAAGGATTAGTTCCAAACTCATAGTTCGGGTCACGTCTGCCATACTTCTCAGCTTGTTTCTTAGATGCTTCACGATTAAATATTCCTCTTTCACCAGACTTACTCTCTACTAGAGCAGTCCACTCACGCATGAATGTTTCAATGTCAGGCTTCTCCGAATAGGATACACTGTTATTAGCTAAAGCTCTGTGCGCTGCTGTTTCCCACCACTGCCCTGACTTAGCGTGACGCATACGATCATCACTAAGGTTAGACAGAGAGATCATAGCACTACGTCTGACACCACCTACTACAACTATCTGACCTATGAAACACATTAAGTCGTGGCATTCCATAGAAGATAGCTTACGTCCTTGTGCATTCTTGAAGGTCTTAATAGTAAAATTAAATAACTCAACAAGAGGTGCAGGACCACTGGCTCTACCTCCAAAGGTTTTTAGTCTAGCACCTGCAGGACGTACAAGACCTATATCCCACTGAGGTATTTCACCAGACCATAACAAAGCTAATAGTTGTCTATATGCTTTAGCCCAACCTTCTTTGCTATCCTTAACAACGATAGTAGTTTCGCTCTCAAATAATTGATCAGGTACTTCAGGTAGCTTCTGTATAAACTGACGCTCAACACTGAAACCTACACCTGTACCACACAACAAAATAAACATAGCCTCATCGAAAGACTTAGGGTCATCCACTGGTAGATAGCTACAGTTATATCCTGCTGTGTTATCCCTTGCTAGTGCAGCACCTGAAGTCATCATGGCTCTCATGCTTGGCATTACTTCTAGTCCAAGTATGCATTGCTCTATCTGATTGACATACGAATCATCGCCTAGCACTGGACGTACTACATTATCTACGTAGCGTCCTACTGTCTCAGCCCATGACTCACGGCCTTTACCGTCAATGTACTTTGCATAACGTGACTGGTGTATAAAACTTTGATAGTCTGTTGGTAATAAGTTACTCATCTGTTGTCCCCACTTCCCTTTAGTGTTCCTCGTTCTTGTCTACTCTTTAGCTTGGCTAAGTTCTTTACTGCTACCTCTGCCATGTCTATCTCTAGGTCACGACACAGAGCAGCAATGTACCATAGAACATCACCAATCTCTGCAGCTATAGCATCTTTATCAAACGTACCATCACGTAACATCTTCTTGATCTTACCTTGTACTTCACCTGCTTCATTACCCAAACCCAAAGCAGGATAGATAATATGATCAGCATAGATAGCAGTCTTTACTGCCTCCTGTTGATAGTATCCCATATCCATAATAGGTGATTGCATATCTGAAAAGTGGTCTATGTCCTCTTGTGTTATCATTGTCTCTCCTTCACAACCAGATTATATATTCTTACATCGTCTATGTCATGCATAACATTACTTACTAAGTCATGCACATCTTCTTCATGTCCTTCTTCATGAGCAGATAAGAAGTTATTGTCCTCATCTACCTCCATCACATACGTGACACTAAACTTACGTATCATTTGTGCTTCTCTTTGTATACCTCAATAAGTTTTTTTAGATACCATTCTGCCTTTTGTAAATCTTGTAGACCGCCCTTGTAGTTATACCTCCATACGTATTTAATTATGTTGCCTTGTAGGTATCCCTCTTTGTTCTGATTAGTAGCAGCCATGATAGCATCAATACATTCTACGCCACCTACATTATAGTGGAATGGTTTGTTTACCAAGTCTTCTTTAAACATTTCATCATCGTCATCTGGAAAGTCCTTGAAGATATCTTCTATGCTAAACTCTTCTTCTTCTTTGCTCATGCTTCACCCATTGTCTTTGTCCACTTGGTTAGTTTAATTACGTTACCGTCTTTGGTGTACTCCATTTCTTTTTCGACTGCAAGCTCTGATTCAGCATACTGTGTGGGAAACATATCTTTTAATATTCTATGCCTAGCATCTTCAAAGTAATCTAAAAGTTCAGGGTAATCTTCTAGTACCTCAGATGCTGCTGCCAGAGTAAGCGCATAGTCCATAGCATTACGCATAGCTAGAGGATGCTGTGACTCACCAAAGACTAAGCCTGTCTTTAATATGCCTGTCCATTTATTGTCTTCATCTAGATCAGGACTTATAACTATGGCTATGTCTCCATCTTTTATTTCGTAACCCATCAGGTTCTCCTTTTAACTATGACACGCTGATCTTTCATCCGCTTGCCTTTTTCTAATAGCCATCCTTCAGGTATGACACGATGCGCCCACTTAAAGTTCTTCTGTTCGCACCAATCACAATACCTGGATTTGGCTCCCTTATATAATCTAGCTTTAGCATTACTGAATACAAACCTGATGTCTAGCTTTGGATGCTGTCTCTGTATCTCTATGTGTTTGCGTCTGTCAGCAGCGCTAAATATTCCTTTAGTCTCTATTATTATTCCGTTGTCTAATTCAAAGTCTGGTGTGTATGTACGATAGCGTAAGTCTTCCCACTCTATCTTTATCTTCTCATACTCAACAGTCTTCTGCCTAGTCTTTAGAAACGCAGCAGCCTCTTGTTCAAGACCGCTACGATATAACCTTTTGTTATGTCTACGTGGCAAGCCCATCACCTATGAATACGTAGTCTACTTCAGGTGGG